CCCAAATCCGCCCGCCTGCGCCAAAGCATAGCCACCTGCAGCAACACCTGCTATTTCCTCAACACCATGACCAGCGCTTTCAGCTGCATTAGTGATTGCATGCCAAACGCTGGGTGGTGCGGGGGTGTGGTACGTGCCTGAGGCATGCATTGGGTTGAACGGGTCTAGCCGCACGCGCCACTCACACGCTACATTGAGCTGGAGTGAAGCGCCGGTTGGATTGTAAATCACAATAGGACAAAAGCCTGCAAACCCCACGCCCGGGCTGAAGGTTGACCAATTAAACACACCGTCCGAATCATCTGTCACAGGCGTAAACTCAGAGAGCTCCGTTGGGTTGCTGGGGACTGCATTCACCTGTTTAGGTTTCTGCACCAGCTCCGCGTTGGAACACATTTTGAGGTTAGCGTATGACAGGAGGGCGGTAGCAAAGTCACCAGCAGTCCGGGAGTCAGCGGATCCAGGTCCGGTGTATGTACTCTTCATGCGGCCAAGATATGTAACCCCTGCAGCATTGAGCAAGCTGGTGTTACATGTGACTTGGGTGCTAAAGGCTGCGGGCACACACTCAACATCGTTGCCTGTACCAGCCGGAAACGGGTTTTCACCCGAATAAAAGCTAGTGGAGGCACCGTTGATGGCTGTTCCAGCAGAGGGCCAAGCGTAGGCCAACATTGTGCGCCAGTCGCCGTGCTCAGTACGCACGGGCCCAAGCAATGTAAGCACATTTGTGGTCGTGAACGTCTTCAAGGTGCGTATGGTATGATACGCGCCAGTTGGCGTGGACAACGGCAAATGGACCGTACTAAATGCATTGAGTCCGTGTTTCACCAGATGTTGCGTTTTAGCAACTCTACTAATAGTCCCGTTGCGATTGCTGCCAACACTCTTAGTGCTAGTTTTAATGGCTCGGGGTTTGGTTTGTTTTCTTCCATTTTTCTTTGGCGACTTATTCTTCTTATTATTAACCATTGCTTGATAACGGGTGCAATTCCCAAACGGTACCAAGTTGTTCCCACAACTTATTAAATACCCTGAATGGTCAAGCGAGAGTTAGACCCAGCGCAATGCTGGGGTTGTGGGAAACTTTGGAAATGCCTGCGAAAGAGTGCAGGGCCAAATCCTTCTCCAACCTCACTTGCGCGGATGGCGCAATGCCGAATGCCTTGAAAAAAGACACCCGTGTAGCTCCACTCGGCTCCAATTGATCGGATCCGCGCACCCGTGGGTGCTTGGACATACGCATGAACCCAGAATCCGAAAATAGGAGGCTATTGTCACACTTACTCTGGGTGCCGCAGCGCTGGTACATATTGTACAGCGCTCCGTAAATCGGCATATCCCCATATAAAGCGTGGCCACCAACCCCGACCTGATAGCACCACTGACGGTATTCGGCTTCGTTTCTAACGCCAAGACCAAGGGCGTCTTTGCCCAGGGCCACTTCTGGCTGGCGCACCATAACCCAGCCACCGTGTGTGTACACAGGCTGCGTCTGGCAAAACTCGACCTCCTCAAATACCTCCGCTATCTTGTCAACTCCCATCTCGAACCCATACCTCAAAAACCAGGGAACCATGCCGTCCAACTTGTGAAAGTCGGCTGCCTCCATGAAAATGACACAATCATCTCCATTATTGGCTAATTCGGCATTAATCCCCAAATCCCTGACGTATTCCCGAACTAGACTGCACATTATCAAGCAGTTGCCAAGCGACGTATTCATGTCGCCACTGGCCCTAGTTCCGTCCACGCGATATGAAACTTTCACCCCATCAACATAGGCAAAACCCTCATTCCGCAATTGAATCGATAATAAGCTACATAGCTCAGGACTGTAACCGAACAAACGTTTGTAGATACTATGCTCCCACTTCAATGCCCCCACACTCACGTGTTGGTCAAATCGACTTGCATCGATCGACACGGCGATGGGACACTTAAATTTGTCCCATTTTCGCCGCAGCTCCATGGCTACTTGTTCAACGGTTAGCCCCTTCATAACTACATGGCCACCATCCTCCCCCCATTCCTCGGCCAATGCACGATACAGCTCATGCTCGACACGACGGGTATAACGCCCTAAGGCGATGTTGTACACAGGCGACCTTGGCTGTATTACGCGGGGAGCCGGATCACACTTCTTAGTGAAATTTAAC